CCCCGTCATCAACCGCCCGGTAGACCCCGGCTATGGAGTAGACGAGGGAGCGGGAATCGACAATGGCCTACCCCCCACCTACCCCGTCAAACCCGGTAATGACCTGCCTCGTCCTCCCGGTGGGTTTCCAAGACCTCCGCTTGGCATCTGGCCTCCCCAACAGCCAATCTACCCGTCGCACCCCATCTATCCCACCGAGGGAGACGGCGTAGACAACAGCCTTCCATTGCCGCCCGGCTCCGTGTGGCCTCCGCTTCCTCCGGACATTAAGGGCAAAATCCTCGCCTTCTGTTGGCTGGTTGGCATCGGCTACCGCTGGGTGGTGCTAGACCCATCGCAGAAACCCGGATTCCCCGTTGACCCCGGCTTCGGAAACCCCGGCTCAGAGCGACCCGACCAAGGGCTACCACCTGACAAACAGCCGAAACGGTAATGAAGCAGCATTTCAATTGGCGAAGGCTTCGTGACCCGTCTTCCGAGCGCGGCGACAACCGCGCTTGGAGGACGGAACTCACGGACATCGTTCTGCATGACGACGAGCTACGCGAGGAGGGGCGGCGATGCTGCAAGACCAACCTACTCGCGCTCTGCTATGTGCTTGGCTATTGCCTCATCAGCGAGGACGTTCACCATGAGGCCATCAAGTTTTTCCCGGAGATAGACCCCGACCAGACGACCGAGGAGCTATACAAGGGCCGCAAGCGACGGCGGACGCTTCTCTATCCGCGCAACACCTACAAAACTACACTCGACATAGCCTACTGTGTCCAACTCATCCTTCACTACTACTTCACCATCGCCATTCTAATTATGAGCGGCGGCAAAGACCTGGCCTTCGCCTTTGTGGACCAGATTGCCAGCTTCTTCATCAAGGAGCCGCGCCGACCGGCGACACTCTTCCAGGCACTCTTCCCCGAATTGTGCGCCATCAAGCAGCCGGTCCCCGGCCAGTTTACCGGCCCTTTGCGGCAGACCGAACCCAAGATCGTAGAGCCGATGATATGGGCGAACTCGATTGACTCGAACACGACCGGATGGCACCCCGACGTGTTGGTGTACGACGACATCAACACCAATCGAAACTCCAAAAAATACGAAGGCCGCGTGGCCGTCACTAAAGCCTACAAACTCACCCGGAAAATCCTGAAGCCCACCGGCATCGAAATCAAGATCGGGACCCCCTACGGCTTGGGAGACACCTTCAGCGACGAGGTATTGACGGCGCGGCCTGGGAGCTACGACCGGGTATTCAAACCGGCACTTCGGCTCCTGAATGGCGAACGACTGGACCCCAACGGGTTTCCGCCCGAAAACGAAGTTGAACTTCTCTTCCCCACCATCCTCAGCTACGACTTTTTGCGCGAGGAATATGAGGCGGACTTTGAGTTTTTTATGAGCCAGTACATGCTCGACAGCTACGGGGCCGCAGAACTTGTCTTCACCGACGCGCAGATGCTTGCCGCGATGACCGAGGAGGCCGAGCTACCGATGGAGGGCCAGCGGTTCATCCACTTCCGGCTACCGTGCCGGAGCCTCAACTGGTTGATGACCTCCGGCGCGGTGGGCCTCATGCATCGCAACCGCATGTACATCATCGAGACGATACAGGGCCACTACAAGCCTTCGGTGTTGGCGAAGCTGATTCACGACACGGCGCGGCGCAACGGAATGCACACCGTCGAAATCGAAGACTCGCCGGGAGCGCGTCTGATTCAACCGGCGATCAATAACTACAGCCTGACGACCGGCTGGGACATCTTCGTAACGTGGGTGGACTTCCAGGGCGACGGCGGAGAGCGCGATACCCGCATCCGCAGCATCGAGCCGCTACTGGCATCGTCACGGCTCTACTTCTCGACTGGCCTCAAGACCAAGCCGCTGATTCAGGGCTTCGTACAATACGGGATGACCGACGACAACGGACTACCCGATGTAGTCTCGCGGATTGCCGACAACTTGCCGGTGAGCATCGCCGCGACCGAGCTTGATGACGAAGACCTCGCGTGGGAGATGATGCGCGAGAGGGACAAGTACAACCTGATTTATGGGCGCGGTGTCTACACGCCTTCGGAGCCGGAGCCGGAAGAAATAGAGGTCCCCGGCGTGGAGGAGAGGCTATTCAACGAGCTTGGTTTGGAAGTGATGATGCCGGGGTTAGAATAACTACAATCATGTTCGTTATCGTGGATGCGGAAAATAAGATTGCACGTATTGGCAACGTCCCACTCTTCGGACACAAAGCCGAAGTGCTGGCCTGTTTCTACAGGGAAGACGATGCATTAAAAATCCTCTTTGAACTCGAAGAGGCCGGATTGCTGGAGGGCCACCGCGTAGAAGATACGGGCGACACGTTCGATGTCATCCCCATCCGATACGGCGAACGCAAGGCGAATGACTTGTAACCCTGTGAATTTCCCTAGTTGAATAGAAAGTTACAAAGGGCATATTATCCCGGAACTGGTGTACGTTACCAAAAGAACACATCAGCCCTAAGCCTTGATGTTACGAATGTTGCGGAAGTGGCCGTGAGTTAACTCCGACCCGAACCCGTTGAATTTTGACGAGGACCTCGGACCATGGCCGCAAGCGCAACATTGCCGCTGACCAGTAATCCCAGCAGACCAGTGCTGCCCAGGGACATCAAGACCTCGCCCGACCCCGCCATCGCTGCAAAGTACACCGACCAAGCCGCTATCAGCATCGTAGTACAGGACTATGAGAGGGCAAGCGCGTGGCTCAATGACCGCCGTTGGCCCCTGCAATGGACCGAGAGCGACGTACTCTACCAATCGCCGCGGACCCTAAGCGTCTTCGAGGGGTCCACCGTCACGCGCTCGAACGTCTCACGCTTCACAGTGGCGAAACAAACGAACTCTCTGGCCCCGGCAATCACCGGGGCCGTTTTTTCGGACCCGACCCCGTTCCTGGTTCGCCCCCGGCCCAACACCCATCAGGACACGACGAGGGCATGGACGGAGCTTGTCTCCGAACTCCTCGACCAGATCAATTTCAAGCAAGAGTGTAGTTATGGCATCCAGGCGATGGTCAACTCCGGCACCGTCATCTTCAAAATCGGATGGGTGACGGAGACGACGGTGGAGACGCATTACCACAGGAAGAGCGCACCGCCGCAAGTACCCATGCCCTTTGGCAAGCCCCTGACCATCTACACCGAGGAGTCAGACGAGTTTGAGGCCGTGGACGTGGAAGTGACGCGCAACCGGCCCTTCTTCGAGAAGTGCAATATCGGTCAGGTGTTTGTAGACCCCAAGTGGTGCAACCCCAACCAACTATGGAAGGCAAAGTGGATTGTCTATGAGGACTACCTGAACTATGACGACCTCACGAAGCTCCGCGAGAACCCCGACTACGACATCCCGCCCGACGACGTTCTCCGCCACATCTTCATGTCCGACGAGGAGCAGACCGAATCCGCGAACTCGCTTGAGCAAGCTATGGTGGCAAGCACCAACGTCCACCATGCCGCGATGCCGGACCAGGACTTCAGCGAGGACCCGCTACAGAAGCCGATGCAGGTCCTGGAGTGGTACGACAAGACCCAGGTCCGTGTGGTGCTACAACAAAAATGCGTTATTCGCAACGGGAAACACAAACTACCGGACAAGCCGTTTCTGAGTGCGAACTATTGGGACATCGAGAACTCCGGCTATGGAATGGGTGTGGGTCGCATCTCCGGCGCGGACCAGCGCGTCGAGCAGGGGATGATGAACGCGATCCTCGATATCCTGGCCTTCGCCGTCCAACCTGAGTATGCAATCGCGCGGGGAGCGAATGTGCCGACTCAGGACCAGCGGCGAAGGCTGGGTGGCATCCGCATGGTGGACGGGGCCGACGCGACCAAGGCCGTCGCGCTCGTGCCGCAGCCGAACCCTCCGCCCGACGCATGGAGGGCCATACAAGCCGCCATCGGTTCGAGCGAAGGCGCGACCGGCGCAGACCAAGCAACTGTTCAAGGGGTCCTCCCAGGCCGGGGGAGCAGTGTGGGGCACTCCGGTACAGGCGCGGGGATGCTCCAGGCCGCTTCCTCGGGTCGTTTGCAATCGCCGGTCGAACGCTTCGTTGACGGGGTGTTCCTTCCCTTCCTCAACTTCCTCTGGCAGATGGTCAAAGAGCGGATGCCGATACAGGAAATTCGCGACATCCTGGGCGAGCGCACGGCTGACCTCGTGGTGGACTTTGGCGATTTCATGCGGACCAACGTCAAATTTGAAACCTTGGCAGGTACAAAACTCGCCGCCCGGAACCGCATGGCCCAGGCACTGCCATTTTTACTAGAAGTCTTTGGCAACCAGGCACTCGTCCAACAGATGAGCCAAGTCGGTTACAAGGTC